TTTATGTTATAGTAGTACTTATCTACGTAATTATATGGGTATTTAATGAAAAATGGCTGACGGCGACAAAATTACAATAGATCAAATAAATTGGGATGATTCTAATCTTCCTAAATGGGCCACTGAGGCAACGCAAGAAAAGATTGCAAAAGCCTTAGGTGCAATGAAGAAATCTGATGATAAAGATTCAAAAGAACAAGAAAAGCAAACAAAAGCACTTAAAGATGTTGTAAAACGTGTTGAAGAACTTAACAAAAATAGTTCCGAAAATTCAAAAAAGATGATTGCAAACCTAAATAAAAAAGGTGGAGATTATACAAAAGATTTAGTTAAGAAAAATGTATCAACACCGTTCAAATCAGTTAACATGGCAGTACAAAAATTTGCTGGCAAATTAGGAATAGCAGGTGCTGTGATTGGTGGCCTTGCGGCGGCAGTTGGATTTGTAATTGGTCGACTGAAACAATTTTCAGATTCATTTAGACAAGTGTTTGCACTGGGTTTCAGAATAGAGCAAGGATCATTGGGTTTAGCCAAAGCGGCAGTGGCGGCTGAAATGAGCCTAGGTGCATTTACAGAAATTATGAGTAAGTATTCAACCACAGTTGGAATTTTAGGACTTAGAAGTTTTTCAGACTTGCAAGTGTCGGTAAGGAATACACTTCAACCACTTGGTTTATTGGGTATGGGTCTTGCAGAGCTAGAAGAATATACAGCTGATTACATTGACCAATTAAGAGTTGCTGGTTTACTTGAAGGAAAAACCAATGAACAACTTAACGAAATGGTCACAACTTATGCACAAAATATTACAGCATTCTCACAATTAGCAAATGTAAGTAGAGATCAAATTGCGGCTGTCATAAAAGGTGCAACGTCAGTTGAATCATTTACAAATAGATTAAACACATTACCAGATAATGTACAACGAAATGTGTTGGCCGCGGCACAAACAGTTGCAGGAATGTTTGCAGGGCTTGGAATTGAATTTGGAGATCAACTTGCAACAACATTTACAACAGCATATGGTCGAGGCGGTTTGTTCTTCACAGAAGCTGGTCGAGAATTACTTGCAGTTAACAGAAGATTATACAATTCAATGTCAAACGTAATTGACAACATGGAAAGTTTAGATGACGGAGCGGCCGCTAGAGCAACAGCTGAACTAATTGATGAAATAGCAAATACCAGTAAGGCTGAAAGAGAAAGACTAGGGTTAATTGAACGTTCCAACACACAGTTCTCTGGTGCGGCAAGACAACAAATTCAATTGATCAACCAAGTAAGACAATTACAAAAAAATGGTACAGTTGAATTGTACAAAGATTTACAAAAATTAAGAGAAGAATCACAGATTGATAAATTGTCTAAAGCATTTATAAATGTTGAAATGATTGGTAGAAAACTATCAATTGCATTTGAACAATTCTTTACAACATTATTTGGTAATGATCAAATATTAGATAGAATAAGTGGAGCAATGGAAAGTATTACTAAAATGGGTATTGGGTTAGCCAATAAACTTTTAGACAATGCTCAATCTATTGCAGATGGCATTGCTAGATTAATCAATAGATTTATGAACTTTATCGCAGGATTTCAAGGGTTAACTTTGGGTCAGTCGATTGCTAGAGCATTGGGTGGTGTGTTTTCTGTTTTACAAGATGCTATCACTGGTGCAATCATAAAAGGATTTAAACTAGTTCTTCCGTGGTTTTTTGGTGGGGATTCTACTATCAAAGACGCTGAGGAATTAAGAATGAAGGGAGTGAACAATGCAGTAGCACTTAAACAAGCAATTGAAACTGGTGACGCATCAGCACTAACAACTTCAGCATTACCTAGTTTGAATAAAGCACAAAACAAGAATAATGCAACACGAACAACAGCATTCAAAAACATCTTAACTTCAGGCCTGAGTCCAACATCTGCATCAACAGTAAGCGAAATGATACAAAATGCATACGACAGTCTATCAAAATCTGATAGAAACAAACCTGCCGCATTACGAGATGCAGTTTTGGCTGGAATCAAAGGTTTAGACATTGACACAAAAAATGCAGTTCTTAACAAACTGTTAGATATGCAAAATAAAAATATTGCAAAACAAGAAGAAATAATTAATTTAGCCGCAGGATCAAATGTTAATCTAACAACAAGTCAAGTTCGAGTAGATGGAAATGAAGACTTTGGTAACAATAATGCAGTTGGCACAGATATGTCAGATCCAGCTACATTATCGGCGGCCAAAATGCGTATAATGAATCAATATCTTCCAATGACAGGATCAAGTGATCCAACAAAAACATCAGAAGGTGAATATTATTCTACGTCAATAAGATTGCTAAATGCAATTGCCAACAACACAGGCGGTACTAAAAAAGCAGTTGATAATGTAGCTGGATAGGCCAAAATATTAGTGGTTGCAATCATTTTTAAAATACTATATAATTTACATAAATAACTGCATATAAAGGTACGTACACACAATGAGTTGGAAAAAACACTTTACAACATATGAAACCAAACTAGGACAGCAAAGTCCTGTAGGTACTACGTCATATGGTCAGACATCAAATTCAAAATACAGCTCATGGTTACCAGAAGTATATGCAGGACAGCCAAATCGTATTGAACGTTATTATCAATATGATCAAATGGATCTCGACACAGAGATAAACGCGGCACTTGATACCATTGCAGAATTTTCAACTCAAAATGATGTAAAGACAGGTGTTCCGTTTAAGATTTTTTACAAAGACAAACCAACTGACACAGAAACTGAAATTTTAAATCAAGCAATCAAACAATGGTCAAGCATCAATGATTGGGACAAAAGATGTTTTAAACTTTTTAGAAATGTAATAAAGTATGGTGATCAGGTATTAGTTAGAGATCCTGAAACTTACAAGTTGCTTTGGGTTGACCATGCAAAGATTGAGAAAATCGTTGTTAATGAAGGTAAGGGTAAAAAACCAGAAGCATACTTTATCAGAGACTTAGATTTAAATTTACAAAATTTAAATTTAACAACAATGAGTCAATATCAATACACGGCTCCAACAGCATATCAAAGTGGTAGTATGCCGTTCAGTGGTGATGCCAAATACAAAGGTGTGACAAGTGCAACAACAACTTCGCAGTCGGGTAGATTTAATATGGAAGTAATGACAACACCAGTTGATGCTTCGCATATTGCACATATTTCATTATCAGAAGGCATGGACAGATTTTGGCCTTTTGGTACGTCAGTGTTGGAAGCAATATTTAAAGTATACAAGCAAAAAGAATTATTAGAAGATGCAATCATCATTTACAGAGTTCAAAGAGCACCAGAACGTAGAGTATTCTATATTGACGTAGGTAACATGCCAACGAATAAAGCAATGGCATTTATTGAACGTGTTAAAAACGAAATACACCAAAAACGTATTCCAAATAAAACAGGTGGTGGTGCAAACATCATGGATGCCGCTTATAATCCTTTATCACAAATTGAAGATTATTTCTTTGCACAAACGGCAGAAGGTAGAGGATCGAAAGTTGAAACACTACCAGGCGGTCAAAACTTAGGTGAAATTGATGACTTGAAATACTTTAATAATAAGTTGATGAAAGGTTTAAGAATTCCATCAAGTTACTTGCCGTCGACACCAGATGATGCCGGCTCGGCATTTACTGATGGTAGAGTTGGTACAGCATATATTCAAGAATTTAGATTTACAAAATTTTGTCAACGTTTACAAACTATGATTATGCCATCACTCGATAAAGAATTTAAAATGTTCTTAAAACATAGAGGTATTGAAATTGATTCTGGTTCGTTTGAAATACAATTTAATGAACCACAAAACTTTGGCAAATACAGACAAGTTGAAATTGATAACCAAATGGTTAGTATCTTTACACAGGTACAGCAGATACCATTTATTTCTAAACGTTTTGCAATGTCACGTTACTTAGGACTTGATGAAGGTGAAATTTACAAAAACGAAAAATTATGGGCAGAAGAAAATGCCAATGCTACTGAACCACCAGCACAAGGTGATGATGTTGGCGGCGGAGCAGGGTTATCAGATGTAGGAGCGGCACCAATGCCTGCTTCGGATTTAGACACAGAAGCAGATGACACAGATACAGATGCTGATACAGGTTTAGATTCTCCATTAACACCAGATACAGATACTACACCAGATCAAACATAAATAACATAACAAAGGTATTGTTATGAAAATTTACGAAATCAGCAAAACAGATTTATATTCGTTAGAACCTATAGAAGAAGGTGCTAGTCAAATATTTGGTCGTACAGGTAGAACCAAATCAAAAGGTAAAGCAAAAATTACCACACAAAGATTTAGATGTCCGACAGGTCCACGCAAAGGACGTATTGTTGCTAATCCAAGCACTTGTAATAAACCTTTAAATATTAAGCAAAGTACTAAAATGAAAAGTACACGCCAAGCAAAAGGTTCAATACACGGTAAAAGATCATCTTATACTAAAAAGTATAGTCAAGCATCACAACGTGTTAAACGTGCAAACTTGGCACTTAAAGCTCGTAGAGGCAAAAGGTAAATAAAAGTATGCGTTACAGTGAATTAAAAGAAAATTATTTTCCAGAACATGATCATTATCATATGGCACATATTAGTGATGGTCGTAAAACACGTCTTACGTTGAAGCACTTAAATAAATTACGTAAAGTACGTGAAATGCGTAAAGCAGACCAAGAAAAAAACAAAGAGTTTGTAGCTACAATGTATGCACAACCGCCTGCTGTGTAGTAATATTACGTTATTATCAAAAAAACGAGTCAAAATAGGTGTCTTTCCTACTAATTTTCCTATAAATATGTAAATAATATATACGTTTGTGCCTTATATAGGTATCTAAACATATTACTAGTAATATATTAGGAGATTAACACTATGTCTACTACAAAGTCAAAACTAGAACAAGTTCTAGAGTATCTAGTTAACAACGAGTCAGATAAAGCTCAAGAGCTTTTACATGATGTGATTGTTGAGAAAGCTAGAAAAATACATGAAGAGTTGATCGAAAACCAAACTGACGAAATCGAAGAAGATTTAACTACTGAAAACACTGAAGAAGCTGTTGACGAAGCAGAAAAATCAGATGATGAAGCTGTTGAAGAAGCAGAAAAATCAGATGATGAAGCTGTAGAAGAAGCAAAAGATTCAGATGATGAAGCAGTTGAAGAAGCAACTGACGAGTCAGGTGATGAAACCGTTGAAGAAAAAGTTGGCGGTTCAGGCGATCAAGAAGAAGATTTAACAACTGCTGTCAAAGATGAAGCAGACGCTCATGCTGAAGAAATTGAGCATGAAGAAACTAACGAAGATGATGGTGATGAAGATGGCGAAGCTGATGACCATGATCATGAGGAAGTTGAAGACAGAGTTGACGATCTAGAAGACGCTTTAGAAGATCTTAAAGCTGAATTTGAAAAAATGATGGGCGACGAAGACAAAGACGAAGACGGTGATGACAACGAAGAAGCCGCTGATGATTTAGAAGCAGAAATGCCTGCTCCTGAAATGCCAGCAGAAGAAACTGTTGAAATCGCAGACGAAGTTGCGTTTGAAGGCGAAAAGTCAGATTCAAAAGATGGCGAAGAGTTAGAAGAAGCGACTGAAATGAAAGCTGTTGCAACTCCAAAAGGTGGAGACAACGGTGCAAACACTAATTCACCAGTAGCAAGTAATGGTGGTGCAAAAAGAATAGATGGTGCAGATCCTGTAAAAATGGGTGATGCAAAAGCTGAAGCAGGTGGTAAAGCACCAGCTGTAAAGCCAAATCCAGATAGTCCGGCACAAGGCGACGCTAAAATGTCACCTGCACCAAAACCAAAAGCAAGTGCTTAAGGTAGAGTTAGAGTAAGGAGATCGTCAAGATGATTAAACCACTTTTAGAAAGTTTAACTTTTGATCAAGCCGGAATGCAAGTATTACATGAAGGCGAAGGTGAAAAGAAAAACTTGTTTATGAAAGGTGTATTCATCCAAGGCGGAGTAAAGAATCAAAATTCACGTGTTTATCCACTAGAAGAAATCGAAAAAGCGGTTACTTCTGTGGACGAACGCTTGAAAGGCGGTTATTCTGTGTTAGGTGAAGCAGATCACCCTGAGGAATTAACAGTGAATTTAGATCGTGTATCACACATGATCGAATCAATGTGGATGGACGGTCCAAACGGAATTGGTAAACTTAAAATTTTACCAACCCCAATGGGAAACATTGTAAAAACCCTTTTGGAAAGTGGAGCAAAATTGGGTGTGTCATCAAGAGGT